ACAAATGGCAAACTTAGAAGAAGCAATTGTTGCGACCCTGTTTGACCAGTCTGATTCCATAGCTGATGAGGTTCTTCACCACAATCCGCTATTGGCAACACTGGACGATCAAGGTCTTGTTCGTAAGATTTCGGGAGGTTATGAACTCCGGAAGCCTATCATGTATAACGATGCTGCTGTTGGTGGATTCTACCAAGGGTATGACTCGTTTGACCTTTCGGCGATTGATGATGCTACAGCATTTCGATTCGCTATCAAGCAAGTATATGAGCCAGTAGCTATTAGCGGTCGTGAGCGACGAGCTAACCGTGATGATGCTCAGCTCCTTGACCTTGCTGAGATGAAGATGAAAGCAGCTATTTCTCGATTGAAGAATACTGTTGGAACTTCTCTCCGAGGCGATGGAACTGGATCTGGTGGACTTGAGTTTGACGGTATTAAGAAAGCAGTTTCTACTTCTCCGTCTTCAGGTACATACGGAACAATAGATCGTTCGACAAACGTATTTGCTAGAAACTTGGCTGTAAACACAACTCTTAGTGCTTCTAACGTACAAGAGACTGTTTCAGACACGATTTCGCAGATCGTTCGAGGTGATGAGCAGGTTGATTTGGGTCTCTGTGACAGAACTGCATGGAAGTTCTTACACAGCTCCCTAACAGCTATTCAGCGTATCCAAGCTCCAGTAAAGAAAGCAATAGGCGGTTTTCGTGCTCTTTCTTTCGACGGTGTGGATTTCGTGTTTGATGGCGGTTATGGATCAGCAGTTCTTGAAACCAATTCTTGCCGATTGCTCAATACTAAGTATTGGTCTTTCGACATGGTTCGAGGTGCTGACTTCAAGCCACTACAACCACAGATGGATCGACCAATCGATCAGGATGCTTTCTTCACGGTAATTATCGTGGAAGGTAACTTGTGTTGTGCGGCTCCTGCTCTACAAGCTGTAATTTACGCATAAGGAGGGTTAGGAAATGTCAAGTCAAGGATTTGGAGTTAATCCAGGAAAAACATTCACAACAACGGATCTTCCTCTTCCAGTAGGAGTAGGATCGGTTGGAAAAACACCAGACGGTACTTGGATGTTTGTTCAAGCTAGTGGAGCTATTGACCAGTACGCTGCTGTAGTTATCAGCGATGATGGTCAAGCTGCAATGGCTACAACAACCAATGCAGGTTCTAATAGCTTGCAAGTAGGTATCGCTCAGGTAGCTGCTGCTAACGATGAGTACCTTTGGGTATTTGTCGGTGGTGTTGGTGGTGGTGGAGTAGGAAGCGGAATTAAGGTTAAGGCCGCTGCTTCTTACGCTGCTGATGCAAACCTTAACACAACTGCTACAGCAGGTGTTGTTGATGATGCTTCTACAACTCTTATTAAGAATGTTGTAGGACTCACAACTCTCACTGGTGCTGGCACTGTTGAGGTTAAAACCACTGGCTACATGTCAGTAAACTAAACGACAGGGGGCGTAACAGCCCCCGTTTTTTGAGGATAAGTTTATGGCAAGTACAGCAGAATTGATGGGTCTTGGAATGCCAGGACAACTCGCTGCCAAGGTAACAGATGGTGTTGCAGAAACGGTTGTAAACGGAACCGCTGCTGGAATCCGAACAATTCAAAGCACAGATGATGTAAATGATACTACACCATCAGCAGCAGAATTGACGGCGGCTTTTGGCGCTCCTGCAACTGTTGGAAGTGGTTTTATTGGTGTTGTTAAAGACAATGATGCAGATACAAACTGCTATGTTGTTGTATCAAATGGCACTAGCTACTTCTACTTGAAGTTTACTAAGGCAACGTAATTAAAGGGGAGGCAACTCCCCAACTTTTTGAGGCAATATGGCAAGCGATTTTACCCCAAGTAACCCAGGAGCAATGTTTTCAGCTTCTAAGCTAGCGGCAGTAACTCCAAGCGATACCACTGATTTAGGAGCCGTGAGAGCTTTATATGTAGGTGGTGGCGGTGATATTAGTGTGTTAGCTCAAGGTGATTCTTCTCCAGTAGTATTTACAGTCCCATCAGGGATAATTTTACCCATATTTGCGAGTAAGGTGTATGCGACTGGTACTGACGCTACTAACATTATTGCTATGTATTGATATGATCATTGGACTACCTGGAGCATCAGTCGTAGGTAATCGAGTATCATCCTCGGCGTTTAGTCCGAGTGACATTGCAGGTTTGCAGCTATGGCTTAAATCCGATGCAGGGGTATTAGACGCAACGGATACGCCGATTACGGCTGATAACACACCAGTCAAGACGTGGCAGGATCAAAGCGGCAATGGATTAGATGCAGTACAAGCTACTGGAGCATTGCAACCTGTTTGGAGGAACGCCGCAAACGGTATTAACGGCAACCCGGCGGTTTACTTTTCCGGCGATATTATGCAAACAGCTAATTTGACGGCTGGACCATATACTATTTGCGCAGTGCATAAAGCTACCGCTCATGGACTCGTATATGAACGTGGAGTGTCAGTAAATACCAATGACGGTGAGTATTTATATACTAGTGTTGGCTATACGATAGCGGTACGTCGAACTGACGGAACTGCTAAAACGTCAGCTAGGGATTACACGCCATCATGGGGTATCGGTGGCAATACGCTAACTACATGCCATCAGTTTGACGGGACGCTTGCTGGTCACACGTTGCGTGTAAACGGTTCAGCAATTAGTTTAACTAGTAGTGGAATTAATCCAGGCACGGTTAACGCAACAGGTGCATTATACATCGGAGCACGATCAGGAACCGTTGCGCCAGTCACGGGATTTATTGCAGAACTTATTTACTATGATTCAGTGCTATCGCTTGCAGATGTGTTGCAGGTAGAAAGCTACTTGATTGACAAGTGGGGAACTTAATGCGGTCTTGTGATACGAAAATATGTTAAGTAGGCTATATGCAATAACGTATACCTACTAACTAAAAGGATTTTTATGGCACAAGTAGATTGGGCAAGCATAATGAACGGCAATAGCCAACCCAAGAAGCGGTACAGTGGGGCTAATGTTAAGTTCTTTTATGCTTACAATGAAAACAGAGAGAAGTCATTGGCAGAAGGAAGGCCAATCTTCGATGAAATCCCCTCGATTAGTATTCAATGGCCTGGTGGGGATGAGACTGTAAGACGTATTGAGCAGCGAGACATCCTAGAATATCCAGAGCTTTATGAGCGATTCAAAGCTGGTAGTGAGCCTGTTACAGAGGGCACACCGCTAGCTGAGTGGGCTATGATGAGTGGATCGGCATTAAGAGAGCTTAACTATTTAGGCTTTAAGACTGTAGAGCAACTAGCTGCTGCAACTGATGATGTAAAGCGCAAGATTGGCCCTCTGTCAAAGCTAGTAAAGGCTGCTAAGGATTGGCTTGATGCAGCTAATTCCGACCAAAATGAAGTCGTAAAATTAAAGCAGCAACTAGAGGTTGAGACTCGTAAGAGACAGGCTTTAGAGGAAAAGCTAGAGCTATTCTTGCAGCGCATTGAAGCTAACGAGGGAACAGACCTTAGAGGCAAGCGACAAGAGATGGCGGTTGAATTAGATGCAGAGCCTGTAGAAGAGCCTGCTAAAAGACGAGGTAGACCAAGAAAAGAATGAGCTTATCCACGGTAATTCAGAATGTTGCAAATGAAGCAGGGTACACAGTTAGTCCGAACATAGTAACGGCAACTGATACTACCACTAAGCAGCTATTAGCTATTGCACAAAGAATTAACCGTGAGATGTTTGAGCAGTACCCTTGGACGAAATGTTATGCGTCGGGGTCAATTACGTTAGTGGCAGGTCAGGCGCAGTATGCCTTGCCTGCTGCTTTTTCGTATTATCAGTATGATACCTTTTGGAATCAGAGCAATCGGTGGCGTGTACTAGGCCCGATGACTCCACAAGAGTATGCCGATATACGAGGGTTTGGCCTGAATCCTACAATCTATCAACAGTTTCAGATTAGAGGCATTAGTAACGATCAGCTTCTTATTTATCCTACTCCTGATGCTGGTGTTGATAGCAATGTAATTATTTTTGAGTACATTGCAGATCGAAGTGTGAAGCCTAAAACTTGGACTGGTTCTACACCTTTTGCTGCTAATAGCTATTGTTTCTATAACGGCAATTACTATCAAACAACTGCTGGCGGCACTACAGGCGGTACACCTCCTACCCACACAAGCGGATCGGTATCTGATGGTGGTGTCACATGGACGTATTACAGCGGAGCTTATGACAAGTTCTTAGCTGACACAGATACAAGCATTTTTAATGAGAAGGTTTTAGAGCAGGGAATCCTTGAACGGTTTGCCGAGATACATGGACTAGACAGTATTAAGCCTAAGTTTCAACTTCAACTGCATGAGGAATGGTCACGGGATATGCCTGCAAAGGTTCAGTTTGCTGGCACTATGAGGCGTAATCAGATTTATGCAAGAAACGGAATAGCTACATTTGGGACGTATATATAATGAACATGCAGAATGTACCTCAACCTCCTCCAATGGCTCAGAACAATCCAGAGGGGCATTTTTACTGGTATATTAGTCAGGGCTTTCCTTATCAGATGGCTTATGATTTGACAGCTCAAAAGTTTGGTGCGCCTAAGTCAAAAGAAGAACAAGCAAGAGAAGCAGCGGCCGCAAAAGAAAAAGCTGCATGGGCAGGTCAGGCAGGACAATTAGCTGGGGGTATAGTAGGAATTGAAGCTTTTAGAGGTTTTCCAAACGTAAAAGAATGGTTGGGATATAAGCCAGCAGGTGAAGTAGCTGCACCAAGTGTTTTAGGAGCGCAAAGGGTTGGTACACCTGGAGCGCAAGTTCCTGCTACGCCTAAAGTATTAGAAGTGAAAGGAAGTGTTAGCACTGTTCAAACACCAACAGGTGTGCAAGACGTTCCAACTGAAGCATTAAACGATCCTGGTTTTTGGGGGGCGGTTGATTGGGGGCAAGTAGCTCAAGGTGGCTTAGCTTTAGTTCAACTGTATGGAGCGTATAAAGCCTTCAAGTCTGGAGACAAAGCAGGTGCTGGTCTTTCGGGCGCAGCAGCTTTAGGCAACTTAGCGGCTACAGGAGCATTAGGAGCTGGTGCAGCAGGTGCAGCTTCCAGTGCTGCTGGTGGATATTTAGTGCCAGGTCTTAATTTAGCGGCAGGTTTATATAGTGGTTATCAGACAGCAGAGGCTTTAAGTGATATGGCTGCTGGTAAACAAAGATACAGAACAGGAGCAATGGGCGGTGTTGGCGCTGGTGCGGCTACAGGTGCCGCTATTGGTAGTGTTATACCAGGAGCAGGAACGGCTATTGGAGCTGCTATTGGAGCTGCTGTAGGTGGTATTGCTGGCGCAGTGGGAGCCAAGTTTGGAAGCTCTAAGGGCAAAGGACAAATGCAACGAGATGCTGTAAGAGACGTTTTACAGCAAGGTGGCATTTTGGATGACAACTGGCAGGGAACACTTGCAGATGGGAGCGTAACTGATTTTGGTAAAGATGGGTCCATTCTAAATACTAAAGCGATGCAGAAACTTGCAGAGCAAAATCCAGGTGCTTATGAACCAACTGTGCAATTATCGGATGCTTTAGTTTCTGCGTATGGCTTCTTAGGAGACAAAAACCGCAGTTTAGGCAGAATGTTTGTTCGGGGAGCTTTAAGCAATGCAGGCGATGATCCGACTATTGCAATGAACAACATGAGACATTTTGCAGCTCAGCAAGGAATTACCTTTGATCTAATGAAAACTAAATTAGATGAAGGATTATCAGATGGTCGCATCGAGCAGCCAGAATACGACCGTTTGCTTACAGCAGCTACTCAACTTGTACCTTCAGAAGGCGCAGAACCAGTGCAAGTTAGAGAGGTGCGACCTGAAGCAGGTAAAGTTAATCGGTTATCAGAGGGATTATATCGAGATGCAAGCGGTAATCTTGTTAAAGCCGATTCTATGCGAGCAGCTTTAGAAAAAGCATACAAAAGTAAAAAGTCTAATAAAAAGAGTGAGGAGCTATAATGGCAAAGGGATGGATGAGTAAAGACCCAAGCGAGATGACTGCTAGGCAACAGCGTCGTATGCAGTTTTTAGAAAAGCGAGGCCGAGGTGGTCGTGTTCAAGGGCAGCCAACAGAGATGCCTGAGATGACAGCTAGACAACAGCGCAGGCAGCAGTTCTTAGAGCGTAAGCAAGCTAGGCAGGATCGTCGGGTAGAAGACTGGCGAGCGCAACAACAGCAAAACAATTTATCAGAGCGTTTTGGTGTGCCAGTAGCTGATTTTGCTAACAAGCCTGGCTCGCAAGGAGAAAATCCTTTTGGTAGTTATCGACAGCTAAGCGATCAAGAATTATTTGAAAGAGGATATGATCCAAGAGATTTTAATCAAGTAAGTGTTGGGCCTGATGGGCAAACAATAAGCACTATGATGGGATTTAACAATACTCCTTTAAGTGCAGAAGAAAGCCAACGATTGTGGCAGGAAAGATTAAACAATCCGAGACCGCAATTTAATTCAGGTTTTGAATTTAATCGAGCTTTGCAGCAAAATCCGGGATCTTTTGGGATGCCAGCAGGCAGTCTTGCAAACGCATTTGGCGCACCAATGCCGCAACAGCCTACTTACATGGACCCAAGGTTTGCGGAAGCTAATCAACGTCAGATGAGAGGATGGGGAGCTAGGTACATGAACTCGCAATTCCCAGAAGGAAGAGGATTTGGTATGCCACCTCGACCTGGACAGGGATAAATTAAAGGAAGATTATGCCGCTTCAGGGCTTTACAATGCCACCACCATATAAGGGCTTAGACTTAATAAGTCCTATTGATAATATGGATCCAAGCTATGCCTTGGAATTGGTAAACGTATTCCCTGGAGCTGGCGCACCTACTGTACGTCTAGGCTATGAAGAGTTTTGCGATGTCGGTTTAAGCCAAGACCTTAGCTTCTTAAAAGAGCTGCCGTTAAAAGATGGTACCTCGCAGCTTATTGCAGCTAACAACACTAAGATTTATAGCATAAATACAGGGGGTGTATCGACCGATATCACAAACTCTAGTCCTCATACAAATGCAGAGTTTCAGAGTGTTATATTTGGCAATAACATTTATTTTGCTAATGGCATAGATAATTTAAGTGTCTATACGGGGACTGGTTCTGTACAAGATTGCACGTTTACATTTTCAGGTGGTGTAACCCTAGCTGATATAATTAACATCTCAGCGTACAAAGCTAGGCTTTACATGGTTGAAAAGGACTCTGCTGTTGTTCATTATGGCGGCACGAGTGTAACTGGAGTAGGAGGGACACCTGCTGCTACGGCCTTTGATTTTCAGTATGTATTTACCCACGGAGGCTTTCTAGTATCTTGTGGTTCATTTACCAATCAGACCTCTAACACCTCTCAAGATTTATTTTACGCATGTAGCAGCGAGGGGGAAATTGTATTTTATAGTGGTTCCGATCCATCCGACACTAACTGGGGAATCGTTGCAAGATATTTTATTGGTAAGCCTTTAGGGTACAGGGCGTTTATACCTATCAATGCGGATGTGTGGATTCTTACTCAGCAAGGCATTGTGCCAATGTCTGCTTTGTTTCAGATGTCTCCAGAGCAGGCATCACAAACTGTAAGCGCAAGAATCAATCCTCGTATCTCAGAGTTTAGCCAGCTTTTGCCATTTAATCATGAGTGGACAGGTGCTTTTTGGCCAGCAGGTAGGCGAGTGTATATTTCTGTTCCTACTAGCAGCACTACGGTTAGTTATTTGGTTTATAGCTTAGATACTCAAGGGTGGGCAGATTTAAGATTGTATCGTGATACTCATGGCATATCTCTTGCTATATTTGATAGATTGCCTTACTACGGCTCAACCACTGGCATCGTGTGGAAGGGTGAAACAGGGCAGTCCGATGCAGTGACAAGCACTAACAGTGAATCCATTACATACAGTGGCAGGAGCGCATTTAGCTTTTTCGGTAGCAGAGCTAACTACAAGGTGTTTGCTGATATACGACCTATTGTAAGAACCAAGCGTGGTATTACCTTAAATGTTGGTATTGATACTGACTTTCAAAGGGCTAGTACCGTAACAGGTGTTACTACATCTCCTGGAACATTTACACCTTGGGGAAGCCCTTGGGGGAGTTCCTGGTCATCAGACCTAGAATACATTTTTGATCGCTTTGCCACTCAAGGCCAAGGTCATAGTGCCGCTTACAGATTTGGTGGTTCATTAAAAAACTCTACTATGCAAATACTAGGAATGGAGATTAGATTTAATCTTGGAGGACAGGTGTAATGGCTAATGGCGCATTGGGGCAAGACCCTACAACACAACAAGCTGCTGGATTTAATCCAGAACGATTACAGCGTCGTATAAATTATCTGCAAAAGCGTAACCCTAACGATCCAAGATTGCGGAAGTTACGAAACAAATTGCAAGCTGGTGGACAGATGCCAATTCAAGAGCAGTCTCCACAACAGCAACTACAGACAACTGCCGGTACTAGTGCTGATATTTTTCAAAGAATGGGTGGCTATGCTCAGCAGTTTGACCCAGCTACTATGCAGAGTCAGTACGATCCTATTTACTCTCAAGAAATGGAGCGAGCTAGGCAGAACGTCATGGGGCAGTTTGAGCGTCAGATGGCTCCTGAGTTTGAACGTCAGCAACAGCAGTTTCAGCAGATGGCAGCAGAGAGGGGATTAGATCCTAATTCGGTAGCTTATAAGACTCAGTTACAGCAATTAAATGAGCGTCAAGATGCAGCTAGACAGCAAGCTATGAGTCAAGCTGAATCGGCAGCTCAAGGCGTACAGTCACAGATGTATCAGCAAGCTACAGGTTTAAGCCTCTTACCTGGTCAGATTGCAGGTCAATATATGCTTCCATTTAGCGAGCAACAAAAGCTGTTACTGCTTCAAGCGCAACAAAAATATGAGTCCGAAGAAGGTAGGCGTGAGCGAGAAAGCCGAGAACGAATTGCAAGGATTGGAGCAAGCAGCGGAAGCCAAGCTCCTAGCGTGTATGATCGATGGATTGCAGGTGAAATAGAAGGTGGTTACAATCAAACTCCTCAACCTAATCCGTGGGCCACTGGAATCGGTGGCTTCGTAGGTGGCTTTGGACAAGGGTACAACAGGTAGGATGCACAATGGCAGATGAAGGTTTGTTTGGCGTACCAATGAGTTTTACACCTCAAGATACTCTCTTGGGGGGCTTGTCGGCAGGTATTGGACGAGGCACACCTAGCCTTATTAGTCCGTATGCTTCTACTGGGGCGGCTGCTGGTATTGGTTTAGGCAGCATATTGTTACAGTCATTGTTAGGCTATCAAGCTAGACAACAAGCTGCTGAAAGAACACTAGAGCTTAACAGGCTTAGCTCCTCTTTGCTTAGTATGCAAACTCCACAAGAGCGAGCTGATTACATTGGCACACTAGGTGA